TGGGAAGCATCAATAAACAATACTGAAAGGTCATCTCCAGACGTCAGAAAATTTCTCGACACTGAAAACACTAAACAGATCAGCGATGGCGATCGACTTATCGCACAGCTTCAAGACCGGCTCATCAGCGAAGAACATCTTACTGAAGTTCAAAAGCTCGAAGCGCAATTCGCTAATGACAAATACAAAAAGATAAGCTCTGGTGAGAAGGATGTTGCCCTGGCTCTGGCGGGACAGATTGATTCCAGAAAATCCATGAATACGGAATTGGATTCCGAACTTGAATATGTAAAAAAGATCAAGAAAGAAAACGAATCAAAGGCTATGGCCAGACAGATTGTCACCAATTACGACAATTCTTTCGATACGTCATTGGGTCGTATTTCCAGTCAAAACGAGTTGATTGGCCTAACCGAGCGCGAAACTCAGGTTAAGGAGGCTTTATACAAGATCGAAGATGATGCGCAGCACGTGCGTGAGGAACTGACGCGCCAGGTAAAAGATGAAATAACCGTCAAGGAAAAGCTGGCCGAGATTGAGACTGGCTTAGCAGACAAGAAGATTAAAACGACCCAGGCCACACAAGCGAGCTACGACCAGGCGCGCACCTTTGAGTCGGGGTGGGCTGACGCTTACGCCAAGTACACAGACGCCGCCACAAACGCTGCGGACACGGCGCGGTCGGCATTTTCAAGCACGACCAACGCGATGGAAACGGCGATTAAATCGTTTATCAAAACGGGAAAGGTTGATTTCAAGAGCTTCGGCGATGCCGTCATCAATACCTTAATCGATATCCAGATGCAGAGCCTCAAAACGGATGTGCTGGCACCGATGATGAAATCGGCTAGCGGGTGGATCCGTAATTTACTAGGCGGCAGTAGTTCAAGCATCGATACGAGCGCCGGGTCTGGATTTGACTCGGCTCAATGGGGACTAGCGTCAGCAAATGGCAACGTGTTTTCGGGTTCCCCATCGCTGCATCAATACGTGAATACCGTTCAGACATCCCCGAAATTATTCGGTTTCGATCGCGTTCATCCCTACGCGAAAGGGGGTGTTTTCGCGGAAGCTGGTCCCGAAGCCGTAATGCCTTTGGCGCGCGATTCTTCAGGACAGCTCGGTATACGTTCACAAGGTGGTGGCGGCGATATGACTGTCATCATCAACAATAACGCATCGGGGACGCAAGCTAGACAGTACGAGCGAACCGACAGTTCAGGAAACCGAATCCTTGAAGTTGTGATTGACCACGTCGATTCCATCATGGCGTCGAACATCACCAGCGGAAACGGCAAAACTGCGTCCGCGATTCAACAAACCTTTGGCCTCAGCCGTGTGGCTGGATCGCACTGACTTTACCGGGAGTTACTATGAATATTCAATTACCCGTTGCATTAGGTTCCTCGAAGCTCCAGACCACACAGCGACTGGACGGCGCTACGACCGTTGATGTGCAACACGTCATGGCGGCAAATCCGTTGCCGCTGATCTCTGGAAATATCACATCGGCCGTTTCATCTGTCGTAGGCGACGTGACCGATGCCGGGATGATTGCGTTTCAGGTGACCGGCACCTATGCCGGCGTGAATCTCGCATTCGAAGTATCGATCAACGGTACCGACTGGTTCTCGGTCTTTTGCCTGCGTGCGGACAAGAGCGCGCTCGAGGCGACGAGCGGCGTCTTGACGGCCAATACGTCGCGCGCCTGGGTGTGCGACGTCAACGGATTCCGTCAGTTCCGCGTCCGCTCGACGGCATGGACGTCTGGAACCGCCGCCATCGCGATTGCACCGTCTCCCTCTTCGATGGAAATGGACCCGTACGTCACACTGGCCGCTGGCGCGAATACGATCGGAAACGTCGGTCTTGTCGCCGGATCACAAAACATCGGCAATGTCGGACTCACGGCCGGATCACAGACGATCGGAAACGTCGGCATCGGCGTAAAAACGACCGGCGGCGCAACACCCGGAAAACTGATTTCAGCGGCGACCACAAATTCGACCTTAGTCAAGGGGAGCGCCGGGACGTTGTACTCGCTGCACGCGACTAATAACAGTGCCTCATGGCGCTATCTAAAGCTTTATAACAAAGGCATTGCACCAACGGTTGGGTCCGATGCTCCGGTTATGACCGTTGGCTTGCCTCCGGCCTCATCGATTCCTGTGGCGCTTCCCGAGGCCATCGGACAGGCATTCGCTTCCGGAATCGGTTTGGCGATTACCGGGGTGATGAGCGATGCCGATGCGACGGCAATCGGCGCCAACGAAGTCGCCGTCAGCTACACCTTTGCCTAATCATGCTGCTCTTCATCGCCTCAGCTCTATCCGAAAGTTGGAAGCCACCGCGCCCGCTTGCCAGCGGCTACGCCGTCGAACCTGTCGATCCGGTGCTGCGGACGGATATGGAAGTCGGGTCGCCGCGCACCCGGTTGCGTACCTCGGCCGATCTGGATCATGTGACGCTGTCGTGGATTTTTCAGGCGGCGGAAATGGAGGCTTTCCGCAATTGGTACCGTGTGGATATCGCGCGCGGATCAGCGTGGTTTGACCTTGAGATTGATCTTGGAAACGGCGGACTTGAGACACACGCCTGCAAGTTTGTCGAAATCTGGAAGTCGACGTATGCCGGTGCCGGTAAATTCAACGTGAGTGCCAAGATTGAGGTGCGCTGATGCCGGACTCAACTCTTTCGCAGGCGATTAAGGAAGCGTTCGCGGCCGCACCGGCCGGCGTGATTGTCTATAACACTCTTGAAATCAGCCACCCGGCGTTCTCGCAGCCGATCTACATCGTGCGCGACACCGCTGACCTTGATGCAAAGCTGGAAACCGGAGAGGCCGTTACCTACATCCGCTTCGCCTTCGACCTGAAAAAGCCGGAAGTCTCTGCGACCGGCGTGCCGCAATGCACGATCGAAATCGACAACGTCAGCCGCGAGATCCTCGCCAACGTGCAACTGGCCATCCGCAGTACCGAGAAAATCACGGTCACTTATCGCGAGTACTTGAGTACCGACCTTTCCGGGCCGCAGAACAATCCGCCGATGGTACTCACGGTGTTTTCAATCAAAGCGGATGTGTTCAAGGTCACAGCCGTGGCCGGCTTTGGCGACCTCAACAACAAGCGTTTCCCTGGAGTCGAATACACCGCCGAGCGCTTTCCGGGGTTGGTGTCATGACCGCGCACTGGGCCTTGGCGTATCTCGGCCATCCCTGGATTAAGGGACAGCACGAGTGTGGCCATTTCTTCGTGCGCGTGCAGCTCGAGCAGTTCGGCATCGCCACCGAAGTCATCGACGCCGATGCGCTGTCGGTGCTGTCCTGCGTCCGTGCGCTCAACGGCGACCATCCTGAGTTTCGCAACTGGCCGGAGGTGTCGAAGTCTGATTCCCGCGAAGGGGACTGTGTACAGATGAGCCACTCAAAATACCCGCACCACATCGGGATCTGGGTCGAGGTCGACGGCGGTGGCGTACTGCATTGCGTCGAAGGCGCTGGCGTGGTCTTCAGTACGCGCCAGGCCTTACGCGTCGCCGGATGGAATATCACGGCCGTGCGCCGGCATCGGAGCCGTCTGTGAGTTACGCCCTGAAAGAAGTACCCTTGGGGTACGCCACGCTGGTCAAGGTGCCCGATCCGTTCCACCCGCTCAAGGGGCGCGAGATTGTGCCATTGATGGCCGCTGGTCCGTTCAGCGCCTGCGCGCCGAAAACGGAACAGCCGTTTATTATTCTGCGCAATGGCGAAGCGGTATTACGTGCCGATTGGTGCCAGATGGTGTCCGAGGGCGATCTAATTGCCGTGGTGCTGTTGCCGCAAGGCGGTGGCGGTGGCGGGTCGAATCCGTTGAAGATCGTGCTGATGCTCGCCGTCTCGATATTCGCGCCTTACGTGGCCACCACGTTTCTCGGCGCAGGCGGGTTGGTATCGGGCGCCATCGGGCTCGCGGCGAATGCTTTGGTCAGCGCGATCATCCCGACGCCGAAGGCCAATAGTTCTTCGCAGGTTTCCAGCATCGCGGCGGCATCACCGACCTACAATCTGGCCGCTCAGGGTAATAGCGCGCGCCTCGAGGCAGCTATCCCGGTGCACTATGGTCGCCTACAGGTTTTTCCGGACTTCGCGGCGATGCCGTATATCGAGTACTACGGCAATGAGCAGTATCTTTATCAGCTTTTGTGCATCGGGTGTGGTGAGTACGATATCGAAGCGATTCGCATCGAAGACACGCCACTATCAAACTTCAACGAAATCACGACCGAGATTGTCCCTCCGGGGGGCGCTCTGACCTTATTCCCGGCTAACGTCACGACATCGATTGAGGTTTCTGGACAGGAAGCCCTTACGGCAACGTGGATCGGTCCATTCGTCGCATCAGCTCCGGAGACGCGGTGTAATGCGATCGGCGTTGATATCGTTCTGCCTCGTGGATTGTATTACGCTAACGATGACGGCGGGCTAAGCTCAGTTAGTGCGACCTTTACCGTGCAGGCGCGGCAGATTGATGATTACGGCGTGGCGATCGGCAGTTGGGTAACCCTCGACACTCAGACGATCACTAAGGCGACGACGACGCCGCAGCGCTTCAGTTTCCGTTATGCAGTGGGCTTCGGTCGTTACGAAGTCCGCTTACAGCGCACCGATACCAAGCAGACCGATACGCGTTATGGCCATGAGCTGGACTGGTCTGGACTGCGTTGCTACATGCCGGAAACGCGCGACTTCGGTAACGTGACGCTCTTGGCTATGCGGATGCGCGCCAGCAATAATTTGAGCGCGCAAGCTTCGCGCAAGATCAATGTGATTGCCACCCGCAAGTTGAAGACCTGGAACCCAGAGAGCGGTTGGTCAGCCGTGTCGGTTCCGACGCGGTCCATTGCCTGGGCGGCCGTGGATGCGGCCAAGAATGCGGATTATGGTGGCGGACTTCCGGATGCACGCATCGATCTACCTGGGCTCTATGCACTCGATCAGCTCTGGGAGGCGCGCAATAACCACTTTGACGGGCGCTTCGATTCGGCTATCACGCTATGGGAAGGGCTGTCGCAGATCGTTAAGGTAGGTCGTGCCAAACCCTACATGCAGGGGGGCATCGTTTACGTGGCGCGTGATGAGGCGAAGACGTTGCCGGTGGCGATGTTCACTATGCGTAATATCGTGCGTGGAAGCTTCAGTCTGGATTTCGTTCTCCCTTCCGACGATACGGCCGATTGCGTGACGACGGCCTACTTCGACGAAACTGTGTGGGCTACCCGGAGAGTGCCGTCGGCGTTGCCGGGTAGCACATCGGCAAAACCTTTCAAGATGGACCTCTTTGGCGCGATCAATCGACAGCACGTGCACGAAGAGGGGATGTATTACGCCGCGTGTAATCAGTATCGGCGTACGCCGATCAGCTTCGAAACTGAAATGGAGGGATTCATCCTCTCATTCCTGGACCTGATCAGCGTCAGCCACGACATGCCGCAATGGGGGCAGGCCGGCGAGGTAGTGGCGTGGGACACCGATACGCGCACGGCAATTCTCTCCGAGCCGCTCACCTGGGGATCGGGCACGCACTACATTGGCCTGCGGCGGCGCGACGGATCGATGGCTGGGCCTTTTGTCGCAACAGCCGGAACTGATGCGTACCACGTCGTTCTGGAGGCCCTTGATGAGAGCCACATTGATCACGACTTCACGCCCTACACTGGTTACGACGAAGAGCGAACGCATTACACCTTTGGCTGGGGTGACACCTGGTGCCAACTGGCGCGCGTTACTTCAGTTAAGCCGCGTGGCATCAACCGCGTAGCGATCGAGGCGATCAATGAAGACTCGTCGGTGCATACCGCCGATCGTGGCGTTGTCGCGCCGCCGATCACGTCGTCGCAGTTGCCGACGCGCAACACGGCGCCGGTCGTTCTTGGATTCACCGCGCGCTCGATGCCGCACGATTCAGACAAGATGCTTCTCTCCTGGAATCCATCGCCGGGAGCCGACTACTACCTCCTGGAGCAATCGAAAGACGGTGAGAGCTGGGTGCGGATGGGAGAGCCGACGGCATGTAATTTCGCGGCGACAGCGCTTTACGGGCCGGAAACCATCGTGCGCATCGCGGCCGTTGGAATGGTGCGCGGACCGTGGATTCAGTGCGCCTACGGAATTTCGGCTGATTACATGTGGACGATCAGCACCAACGCGATGTGGTCAGTGGATAGCAACATGATGTGGAGGTATTAAATGACGGCTCTATCGAACGTATCGAGCGCAACTGCGGCGGCGGCCACCGAGGCAGATGTAAAGAACTACCTGACGAGTCTCTATGATTATCTGAACAGTCTTTTTGGGGTTGATGGCACAGCAGCAACCGCAAAATCGAAGCTCGATATTTCTTTCCCTAAAGGCATTCAGGTCTTTACAGGAAGTGGAAACTTTACCGTTCCCGCTGGCGTGACTACGGTTTATGTGACGGGGATTGGCGGGGGCGGTCCCGGAGGTTCATCTACTTCATCTCTTGGAAGTGACGGCGGCGGCGGTGGATCAGGGGATCAATGTTACCGGACGCCAGTTACCGTAACCCCTGGACAAGTTCTCGCTGTAACCGTTGCCGCTGCCAGCGGCACAACCTCGTTCGGTGCCTCCATTTCCCTTGTTGGAGGCAGTGCTGGCCTATCAGGAAGTGTCGGCGGAGACGGCGGGGGGCTATACGGGACGGGAGGGGGTTCAAGGTTTGGCGGCGTTGGATTATTCGGACGAGGCGCGGCGAAGGCGTTATCCGGATATGGAGTAAGTGGCCTCGCTGCAAAAGCAAATACAGGTGCTGGTGGTAATGGAGCAAACAGCGGTAGTGGTGGCGGCTCTGGCGGAGCGGGGGCATCAGGTATCTTGATTGTGGAGTGGTGAAAACATGAAAGCCGAAGTCGGACGTGTCTACGCACAGATTCAAAGGGGCAAATGTCATTGGCTCTTCTCAGCAGAAGAGTTGCCCGAGTGGAACAACAACCAGTGCCCCGCGATTGATGTCACAGGGAATGTCCCTGAAGTTGGGGATGATTGGGATGGCGCCACGTTTAATAAGCCGGTAGGGCCGGCACTTTCCGAGGTTAAGGCCGATTTCATTGCCAAAGTCGATACCGATGCTGACGCGATCTATGCCACCGCTCTGGGCAACCGGGAAACCGAGTACGCGCAGGCTGAGGCGGAGGCCGGCGCATATCGGACGGCTGGTTATAGCGGTGATGTGCCGTCCTATGTTCAGGCGTGGGCGTCAGCGAAAGGAAAACCGGCGCAATGGGCGGCTGATGACATCCTGGCGACGGCGCTGGCCTGGCGCACGGCACAGGCGGCGATCCGGACGAATCGTCTAGCGTGCAAAGAGGCGGCACGATCGGCGCAGGATGTTGAGGCGCTAGAGGCCGTGCAGGTACGGTGGAATGCCTTTGTTGCAGCGATTATCAACCAGTTGAGGACGTCATGAACTACGCCACGCAGCGCCGAAGGATTAAGTCGGGCGATATCCTCGCCTGGACGCATCGCACGGGATGGTTCAAGAGCTGGTACGACTTCAAGATCAACTTGGTGCGCTTGTTTACACGCTCGGAATACAGCCACGTGGCGGTGGCTGTGCTTTTGGCTGGGCGCGTGTTCGTGTTGGAATCGGTGACCGGTGGCATCCGCCTGATGCCGCTCTCAAAGCTGCTGCCGTGCTATCACGTGGCGTATAAGCCGATGGATGTTGATCGCGCTATGAGCGTATGCGGTGAGCCGTACAGCGAGCTGGAGGCGGTGCTTGGCCAGTTCAACAAAACCAGCGATACCAACGGCGTGTGGCAGTGCTCGGAGTTTGTGCGCTGGGTGCATCAGCTGCCATGCCCGGCTACGCCGTCTGCGGTTGTTGAGTATGCGCTGGCACAGGGAAGTTCGCTTGTAGAAATATCACCAGATTTATCCCGAAAGGCTTGATCCATGCGCGGCTTCCTGACGACCGACAACCGTTACTACGAAACCGAAAACGGACAGATTGACCCGACTGATCGTGAGGTTCCTGTTCGTCCATCCGAGAATCACTCGTGGGACGAGAAAGAAGGATGGCGTGGATGCCGCAAGACCGACGACTACCGGGTCGACAAGGTGGTTTTTGGTATTCGCGACGTCGGCTACATCCTTGCTGTTGCTGCTATGGGACTAAGTCTCTACTTTGCCATCACATCAAAGATCGAAATTCAGAGTATCCAGATTCAAGCCATCAAAGAGGCTCAAACCTCGAATACGCAGACGCTTCATTTCGAGATTGAGGATTTAAAAAAAAGACTCGATCAGCACGTTGAAAGGGGGGAACGGTGAGACTTTTTAACCTGCACGATGACTGGAAGCGAATTGCAAAGAAAGCCTGGTCGTTTCGTTTGGCGATTGTCGCAGGCCTTCTCTCAGCAATCACCGTCATCATGGGTGTCTTAGTCAGTTGCGGATCGTCTGCGCTTTTCATGTGCGCGTTCACGGTCGTCTCAATTGCTGCTTCCGTTACGGGTTTTGCTGCTGCAGCGGCTAGGGTGACGGCGCAACCGAAAGCTGGGTTATGAACGAGATTTCTTTCTTTGTTGACGTAGTTCCTGTGCGCTGGATTGACTTGTGGAATGCGATTCTTCCGGTAGCCGGCTTCGTACTCGGCGGGTATTTGAGGAGCTGGACATGGAAATGACACCCAACCAGAAACGCACCGTTGCCGCCAGTTTGACGGTATCGCTTGTGGCCATCGCGGGCGTCATGAATCGTGAGGGCTTCACCGACCATGCGGTTATACCTGTCCCCGGAGATCGTCCTACCTACGGCCACGGAAGTACATTCCGTCCGGATGGTTCGCCGGTTCAGATGGGCGACACGATCACACGTACTGAGGCACGGACGCTGGTTTTTCGTGATATGGAAAACACCTACGCGGCCGGCATTCGTAAGTGCGCCGGAAACCTGATGCTCCTGCAACGCGAGTTCGATTTTCTGGTAGATAGCGCCGATAACCTGGGCGTCAAGACGGTTTGCAATTCCAGCATGATCGTGAAGTTCCGATCCGGCGACTACCCTGGAGGCTGCGCGGCCATCAAGAAATACAAGTTCTTCCATAAGAAGGACTGCACCATTCCAGCCAATAAGTGCGCAGGTATCCCAATAGACCGCGAGCGTGCCTATCGCATGTGTATGGGTATCTCATGACCTTTACGCCGACACCTCCGGACACCGAGATTCGCTGTCCACTCGGCTTCACCGTGCAGCCAAAACGACCTGAGCCAAAGGAATGCGGGAATACCTGTTGCTATCCGCAAACGTGCGAGCGTCTTCGTCGTCTTGGAATTCAAACTTGTGATGAGGTAAAGAAATGAATCCAATCTCTCTGATTAAAGCAGCTCCTTGGGTAATCGCCGCTGTCCTAGTCATTCTGCTCGGTGTGATGACGAACCGTTACCTCGGCAAGCGTGACGAACTCTCCGTGATGACGACTCGATACAACGCCTTCGTCGGCGCAACGGAAGTGATCGGAAAACAAGCTGAAGAGGACAAGAAGGCTCAGGAAACCGAACACGAACAGAATCTTACTCAAGTAAAGGCTAACCATGAAGAGCAAATCCCACAAATACGTGCTGACGCTGTTACCAATTACATCGCTACTCATCCTGCAAGCGTGCAGCACAGAACCTCAACGAGTACCGGTAGCGGTTACGTGCGCGGAAATGGCTCCGGTGTCCGCTTGGATGATGGAGTCAGCAAAGAATGCATTCCTGACGAAGGATTCATCCAAGACGCCGCAGAAGATGCTGCCAAAGTCGCCGCCTGGATCGAATACTGCCAGCGGAACAGTTGTCCAGTGAAGGATTGAAATAGGAAGTAAGCGACCGGAAGGGTGTTAGAGCACCCGACCGGCCGCCGCAGCGCACAGTGTGACCTGTGAGCATTGGCCAAGGCTTACCCAGCCACGCGTGGCGGGAGGAGCCTACCAGAAAGACCATTCTCACGAAAGGCTCACCATGTCTTCACCCATCATCCCCTGGCTCGGTGGCAAGCGTCGACTTGCCGATCGGCTCATCCCTCTCTTCCCGCCACACGAATGCTACGTCGAGGTTTTCGCCGGTGGGGCAGCGCTCTATTTTCTCCGGCCGCAGCCGGCGCCGTGTGAAGTCATCAACGACATCAATGGCGAGCTCGTCAACCTGTACCGCGTCGTGCAGCATCACCTGGAAGAGTTTGTCCGCCAGTTCAAGTGGGCCATCTCCTCGAGGCAGATATTCAAGTGGAACCAGGATGCCCGTCCGGAAACCCTGACTGATATCCAGCGCGCTGCGCGTTTCTACTACCTACAGCATCACGCGTTTGGCGGCAAGGTCGATGGCCAGAACTTCGGTACCGCGACGACCGCTCCAATGATCGACTTCTGCCGTATTGGTGAAAATCTGACAGCCGCACACTTGCGGCTGACCGGGACCAACGTCGAAAACTTGCCCTGGCAGGAGTGCATACGCCGCTACGATCGCGCCCACACCTTCTTCTACATGGACCCTCCGTACTGGAAGGTTGAGGGATACGGCGTACCGTTCGAGTGGGATCAATACGTCGAGATGGCCAGCCTGGTGCGAAAGCTCAAAGGCAAAGCGATGATCAGTATCAACGACCGGCCGGAGATCCGCGAAGTGTTCGCCGGCCTAACAATGTTCGACCTGGGGATCAAATACAGTTTGGGAAACAACCAGGTAGATCCGGGCGAAAGCCGCGAGCTGGTGATTACAAACTGGGATGCTGGCGACCTTGGTGGGCTGTTCTGACAACTACCTGATTTAGTCCAGTAGACCGGCAATATCAGTAGCCGACTCGTTGTAGTAGGTCATCAGTTCGTTGATGTTCCGGTGACCAACCATCCTGGCCAATGCAAGAACATCCATTTTCTTCGACAATCGAGTGATCGCCTCGTGCCTGGTGTCATGGAAGTGCAGATCCTCGATCGCGGCTTTATCGCGTACCTTGCGGAAAAGCGTGTCAAGGCTTTGTGTGCTCGACATTTTGAAAACCGGGCCTTCACGTTCTCCTAGTATCTGCTCGACCAAACGTATCGCTTCACTTGATAGGGCGACATTTCGCTTTGCCGCATTTGTCTTGCGCGCACCGATCACTTCACCTTTCGACGTGCAGTAACGAAGATCGATGTGCACATCTTTCCACTGTAGCGCGCATATCTCGCCGGCACGCATGGCCGTCTCCAATGCAAAGAGGAAGATTGATCCGACGCGCGACGTCATGGTACAAGGGGGTACATCACGACTGTACCCAGCGCAGAATAGAATACGCTCGATTTCTTCGGCGGATATTCTCCGGTCGCGCGCATCAGAGCCTTTTGGGCGCTTTATCCCTTTCATTGGGTGCTTAACCAGCCATTTCCACTCGTCGATCGCTGTCGTGCAGGCGGCCGATAACAACGTCCATTCCCGTCGAACGGAAGCAGGGGAGACCTTCAGTAGTCGACGATCACGCCATTCAGCGAAGTGGCTCTGATTAAGCACTTGTAGGCGAACGGATGCGATCGGGTCGGGTGTTGTATTCTTGTCTGGATTTCCCTTGACGATCATGTTGATGCGTAGAGCTTCCCATCTAGCGCCGTCTTTCCCGATGGATATCTCGTCTCTATAGCGCTCAAGCAACTGTCCGAACGTTTTATCGGGAACCTGGCCTCGTGCGCCTGCATTGATCTCGGATTCGCGTCGTGTGGCCCAGGCTACCGCTTCAGCCTTCTTCGGAAATGATGCCGAATCGCTGACGCATTTTAGTCGTACAATGGCTCGCCAGCTATCTCCGCGCTTCTGAAAGGTCGCCATCAATATGCCCCTTTGGTACATTCCGTGGTGCAAGAATGGTACAGCGAACGGGGAAAAAGTGGAAAAAACAGGGAAAAAACGGGATTTAGAGGAAATATTTAGGCCAAAGAAAAACCCGCAAAGCCTAGTAGCCGTGCGGGTTTGTCAGTGTTTCGCTGCTGGAGTTGCT